ATATGCGACTTTATAAAAAGAGAGTTGCGTTTTGTATTAGCGATCAACACCTTGTTCCTCACGGTGGCATCGGACAATTCGCAAAAGGTTTTGTTGAAATGGCAAATATTATTAACTGGAAAGTTGATATTATTACAGACAAACCAACAACAAATGAATTTGCTAAATTGGTAGAATCTTTAGGGGCGAATTTAATTGCTCCTAAAAATGCCATGTCATATAAGAACCATACTGGCACATTTGCCTTTACAGATTCAATTAATTTTGAAAAGATGATTAACTTCAGAGATGCAGTTATGAATGCGTTTCATACTAACATCTATGATATGGTTGTTTGTAATTCATTAGAGGCAATGCCCGCAGTATTAAGTTTTGATCTTAACAATTACATTCCAGTAGTTCTATACACGCATGAAGAAAGCATGGTCTTCCGTGATACTAGAAAATTTAAAGGTGTGTTTTTAGAGAGTTGTAATGAGTTCTTTAATAATTTAATGAACCTTGAGAACTGTCATATCGGTACACAATCTGCACGTAATGTAGCCGAGATTAAAAACAATGGCGGAGTTAATGTAGAGCATTTAAGTATGCCTATGTCTGAAAGAGAATTGCTCACAGGAGATTATGCAGAACGAAAAGGTGTCTTGTATATTGGTCGGTGGGAAGATCGTAAAAATCCCGAAGCATTTTTAAAGGTAATTAAAGAGACGGGATTACCTGCAAAAATCATGACCAATGCTAACGGCAAAAAGAAATTTGAAGCACGTCTTGCAGAATTGGGTATTACAGATTATGAAATTAAAGCAAGTATTGTTGGTAAAGAAAAGGTTGATTTTATCAAATCTGCTAAGGTGCACTTCAATCCCTCTTTAAGAGAAAATTATCCATTTACTTTCTTTGAATGTTTGGGTCATATGCCCTGCATTGTAATCGATAAATCTGAATGGGTTACAAATTTTGATAGCAAATATTATATTCGTTTGCCATTAAATGAAGTTGCTGCAACATTAAAAATTGAATATGATGCTGATCGAAAAGATCGTAATCATGATGCGCTTCAGTATATTAAACATTTGGATTTCCAAACATCTGATAGATGGGTTAAATTCTTAAATTCATACAATCAAACATCTTTGGCACGATCCGATTCTGCAAAAATTAATGATTATTCCGAAATTAAATATGCAGAATTTATTCGGATACTAAATAGAACACAATTGGCTATCGACGATGTTAAAAGTGTATTGACAAATAAGTCTAAATATAATATAATTTACACAGACAACGACACATACTTAACTAAAGATCCTAATTTTATACCAAAAGAAGAAGCAACTTCTTCATTAGAAAGCCTATTTGAATGAGAACATATGAATATGTAATTTCTGGTCCAGCATATTTGCGCCTAGGTGCAGAACAATGTAATGATCCAGATGTATTAGAAATGATGCTTGACATGATTGGTCGAGTATGTCACAACCAAAATAATCATACATTCTCATTATTGTATAATGGTTTTACAGAAAAGAACTTTGGACCTAAGTTACAAAAGTTTCGCCCCTCAATTAATAACATTCATGCTGACTCTGGTGGTTTGCAGATTATTACTCGCGGATTGAAAAATACTCCAGAAGTTAGAGAAAAGGTATATTCGAATCAGGGCGCATACGCAGACATTGGCATGGCATTTGACGAGATTCCGGTTAAGACAACTTCTACAAGTGGCGTATCATCTAAGATTGATACCAAGCGTAGATATGCGGATATGGATAATTTTGACGAGTATGCAAGACAAACGGGTCGAAATGTAAAAGCACAAATTGAAACATTTGATAGAATGGGTAGTTCTTGCAGACCATTTGTTATTATGCAGGGATCATCTCAAGAATCATATTCTCGTTGGGCGGAATTAGTTCTAGAAGAAATTACTCCCGCATTGCATCATCGTATCGGTGGTCTTGCTATGGGATCAGCTGCACTAGGTATGGGTCAATTAGAAGATGTTAAACGGGCATTCTATGTTACACAGATGCCGTACACAAGACCATTTCATCTACACGTCTTAGGTGTAGGTGCATTACGTCGTATTCTTCCTTATATTTGTTTTAGTCAATCTGGTCTATATGAAGGTATTGATATTTCATATGACTCAACAACTCATTCTATGTCATTGGATAATGGATTGTTTTATTTCTCATTTGCTAAAAAAGCAGCTGGCTCACCGTATGGTGGCACATCTGTAAAAATGGGTAGAGAGTATTCTAACATTTATAGAACAGTTACTACAGAAATTAATGCAGTATGCGGAACAAATTATACTCCTGAAGAATATCATATCTTAATGAATAGAGGAGTAGGTGTTCATTTAGAAGCAGGCGGAAAATTTGTGGATATTATGCGTGCTCGTCTTGCCTTTATTTTAACAAACGTACACAATTTTACTCACGATGTAAATGCTTTAACAGAATCTAAAGAATTGTTTTTAAAATTTTGTAGAGAAAAAGATTGCGAAAATGAATATGCTACATTATTTGATGTTAAGACACTTTCCGATTTCGAAGACTGGGAAAAGAATGTAGGCAGGTATATGGAGTCTGAACCAGTTAACACACAACCACCAGTTTCACTTGAGGATTTATTTGCATGATTAAAAAAAGTAGTTTCATTTGGGTCACATTTCAAAAAGAGGGTATTCATAAATATCCACAAGCGGCAACTGATCCTAAATTAGCAACAGGCGATTGGTTAGACGTTTCATTCTTGGGAACACCCCATCGACATATTTTTCACTTCCGAGTAGAGATGGAAGTCTTCCATGACGATCGAGATGTAGAATTCATCCAAGCAAAACGTATTATGGAAAGATGGTATAATGATGGCACATTGCAATTGGATTATAAATCATGTGAAATGATGGCAAATGATTTGTATGAAAAATGTATTGCACAATGGCCTGATAGAAGTTATACTATTGAGGTATCAGAAGATGGTGAAAATGGTTGTAGAATTAGTTTTGAAAGGGTAGCAGGTGAGTAAATTATATTATATGGGGTTAGAACCCTATGAAGGTCGCTATACTTTACAATTGCAACAATGGAGTGAAGCTGCATTTAAGCGTAGAGGTATTGAATATGAAGTAATCCATGGTGATATTCTAGATGACTCTAAGGCAATTGTAACCGGTCAAGTACTTGATGCACACGGGCGTAGTTATTATTCGCTGACACAGATGGCTAATCTTATTAAGAAGATGAAAGCCGGCGAAATCACATTTGAAGACACGATCTTTTTTGAAGATATGTTTACTCCTGGTATTGAGGCGCTACCTTATATCATGGATCAGGTTGAATGGAAATATCAACCTCGCATCTTTGTTCGTTGTCTTGCACAATCTATTGACCCTGATGATTTTGTTCACGTATGGGATATGCAGAAGTGGATGGGTATGTATGAGAAGATGACAGATCAATTTGTTACAGGTGTACTTGCATCTAACGAAGAGATGGTTGCCCATATGAAAATTGCAGGCTGGGAAGCACCAATCTTTAATATCTCTGGACTTGCATTTGATAAAGACGAAGTTCGTAGTCGTGTAGCAAATCGTATTCCATTTAATCAGCGTAAACAACGTGTAGTCTTTGCTGCAAGATTCGATCAAGAGAAACAACCCGATTTCTTTATGGATTTAATTGAACGCTATCATACAATTAATCCAAATGTAGAATTTGCTGTTCTTTCAGGTGGCCCGTTGCGTAGTAACAATGAAAAGTATTTGATTCGCGCGCGAGCATTGGAAAAGACTCATAATTTTAAAATCTATGAGAATCTTAAAAAGAATGAATACTATGAATTGTTAGGCGATTCCCGAGTATTATTTAATTGTGCATTGCAGGATTGGGTAAGCAATACAGCATCAGAAGCAGATGCATTAGGTACAAATTGTTTATATCCTGCATATAGATCATTCCCAGAATCATTTGCTAATGATCGTGAATGTCTTTATATTCCATGGTCACAAGATGATGCAGTATTTAAATTAAATACATTGCTGTTTCAAGAGAGAACTAATCTAGGTAAGTTGTCTGATTGGACATCTGGTACTATTGATCGTTGCTTAGATATTATGTTTGAAGATAATGCTAAATGGTATCGTAGCGGTAAGGATTACAGAGATTATGTCCCAGCAGCCAAGTACTAAATTAGTTGTTGTCACCGGTTCCGCTGGTTATATCGGCGGACAGACTTGTATCGAATTAAAGAAACAAGGATACGAAGTTATCGGCATTGATAACAGACATAACGAACATCTTGATGCATTTCAAGATGAATATTTGCAATGTGACTTTACAGACTTAGAGGCATTTAGTCTTTATAAAAAGGTGTATCCTGTTGCAATTATACATTGTGCTGGTACTAGTCTAGTTGGTCCTAGTATGAAAAATCCAGGACATTACTTTCATAATAATGTATCTAAAACAAATTTACTTTTAGACTTTGTTGCTAAACAAATCCCAAAGACTAAAATTATTTTTAGTAGTAGCGCATCTGTTTATGGTATTCCTAAAACAAAAACACCGTTGAGAGAAAACGATAAGGTTGATCCTATTTCCCCATACGGTGAATCTAAATTGATGGTCGAGCATCTATTAGAATGGTATCATAGGTGTCACAATTTAAACTATACAGCATTTAGATATTTTAATGCTTGCGGTGCAGATGATAACGGTCAACATGGCCAAGAACCAGATGCAACACATATCTTTGCCAAACTATTTGAAGCAGCTAAAAACAACACATCATTTACTTTAAATGGTGCAGACTATGGCACACCAGACGGAACTTGTATTAGAGATTATATTCATGTTCAAGATATTGCACTTGCACACATAAAAGCTATTGACAAATCTATTCAAGGCATATATAATTTAGGAATGCTTCAGGGACATTCTAATCTACAAATTCAAATGCTTGTAGAAAAAATTACCAATAAAGAAATTGTAACATTTATTAATAGACGACGCGAGGGCGATCCGCCATCGTTAGTTGCTGATAGTACAATGTTTAAACGTCTTGCAGATTGGAATCCTGTATATGATATGTCAGATATTTTAACATCTTTAAATACATGGTATAATTCTCCGACATATGATGCTTTAACAAAGCAGCGGTCTTATTCGAACATTCACCCCGCTTTATAAATTCTGCATGTCGTCAAACTTACTTAAAGAGGCAAGAGATGGCAAATAAAAAATTCTTCTCAACAAAAACATATAGACAAATAGGTCCCGTAGCTTATAGGCAATGGCGCGCTGATTCACATTGCAATTTAATTCATGGTTATGCTATGAGTTTTCACTTTGAATTTGAAGCAGATACGTTGGATGCTCGTAACTGGGTAACTGATTTTGGTGGACTGCGCCCACTTAAAGACAAGCTAGAAGAATGGTTTGACCATACTCTTTTGGTTGCACAAGATGATCCTATGCGTGAACATCTATTGGAACTAGGTAGATTAAAACTAGCAAAGATTACAGAAGTAGAACGTACGGGGTGTGAGGGTCTAGCTGACTTCTTATACGAATATATTAACACTATTTTCTTACCTAACTGCGGTAGCGAAGAAGCAAAACGTGTTTGGTGTTGCAGAGTAGAAGTTCGAGAGACTGATAGCAATATGGCTGGTCGTTCTGGTCATAGAGAAGATAGAGAATTTGACTAATAAAGGAATAGATAAAATGTTTGGAACAACCTATACAGGCGGAATTGCATATCGTTCTGCCAGCGAAATTAATTCAGCAATGGGTCGTGTCTACGGACATATGAGCCTTGCTGTTATTGTATCAATGATTGTTAGTTACTTTGTGGGCACTAGTCCAGAGTTATTAGCATTCTTTTTTACAGGCGTAATGAAATGGATTGTGATCTTCTCACCTTTAGTAGCAATATTTGGTGTTAGCTATGTTCTAGGTAATAACCCTAGTAAAGGTGTAGCACAGCTATGCTTACATGGATTTGCAGCATTGATGGGATTGAGCTTTGCTACAATTTTTGCTGTATTCACTATGGGTAGTATTGTGTCCGCATTTATGGGTGCAGGTATTTTGTTTGGTGTTATGAGTGGGTATGGATACTTTACTAAACAAAGTTTGGATAGTCTAGGTAAGTTTATGTTTGTTGGTCTAATCGCTATCATTATTGCTAGTATTGTTAATATCTTTATTGGCAGTACAGTAATGCAAATGGTAATTTCTGCATTGGCCATTATTATCTTTCTGGGTCTTACTGCTTATGACACACAGAAGATTCGTGAAGAACTTAGTGTAGAGACTAGCGATAGCGCAGAAGTTCGTGGAGCATTGACTCTGTATATGGACTTTATTAACTTGTTTATTAATCTATTACAAATTTTTGGTGACAGAAAATAGTTGATATGATTCCGCAAATTGGTGATGTAGATGTATTTGACAGTATATTTTCAGATGATCTTTGGTGCGTAGATAAATTAATTTTATCAAAAAAATTAGGTTACAAATGTGGCCCTGCAGGAATACCTCCGTCTGTGCCAGGACAGTATATAGTGCGCCCTATTGTAAATCTAAAAATGATGGGGGTAGGTGCCACAATAAAATACCTAGACTCTGACTCAATTCCAGATGGTTATTTCTGGTGTGAGATGTTTACTGGCCGTCATTTGAGTTTTGATTATCATTGGGGCAAACAAACATTGGCGGTTGAAGGATTTAGATCCGATACAAATCGACTAGATCGATTTAGTCGATGGACCCGTGTTGTTGATATGTTTGTATTACCAGAGGTACTGCAAAATGTTGCAGATCGATATGCTTGGTTCAACGTAGAAGTTATAGGCAATAAAGTGATTGAAGTACATTTTAGATATAATGATGACTTTGCTAACCACAACGCAAATACTATTATACCTGTTTGGCAGGAAGAGTTTTACCCCAGTCCTGCAGGAGATAGATTAGGATTTATTTTAAAATATGAATAGTTTAGAAAAAGTATGAAAATCTGTTTATTAGGTGATACTCATTTTGGTGTTAGGAATGATTCTAAAGCATTCCACGCATACTATGAGAAATTTTACAGCGAGATATTTGTTCCATATTTGTTGGAACATAATATTGATACTGTAATTCAATTAGGTGATTTGTTTGATCGTCGAAAATATATTAACTTTAATTCACTCGCTGAAGCAAGAAGATACTTCTTTGACGCTTTAGAAACGCACGGTATTAAGTTAGTAACTTTAATCGGCAATCATGACATTTTCTGGAAAGAAAGTCTCAATGTTAATTCGCCCGATCTTTTATTAAAAGACTATGGCAACATTACTATCTATCAAGAACCAGGTAAATTTGTTTATGACAATATTACCTTTGATATTATTCCTTGGATATGTAAAGAAAATGAAGCAGAAATTGCAACATTTATGGATACAAGTTCTGCAGATTATTGTATAGGTCATTTTGAGATTGCAGGGTTTCAGATGATGAAAGGTATTGACAATCATGAAGGCGTTGATCGTAGTTATTTTAAACAATATAAACAAGTACTAAGCGGACATTTTCATACTAAATCATCTGAAGGAAACATCACATACTTAGGTACTCCTTACGAGCTAACATGGAATGATGAAAGTGACCCTAAAGGGTTTTTCATATTTGATACCGAGACACATGGGTTAGAATTTATTCAAAATCCATATACGATTTTTACAAAGTTTTATTACGATGATGATAAGTTTGATCCTGACAGTATAGATGTTAGTGAATTTTCAAATCAACATATTAAACTCATTGTTGTTAAAAAGAAAGACTTTGTTAAATTTGAGAAGTTTATAGAAAGAATCTATAAACAAGATCCCTTAGAACTAAAAATTATTGAAGACTTTTCTGAGTTTGAATCTGAAGCATTAGATGATTCTATTGATTTAGAAGATACTATGACTCTGTTATCTAATTATGTAGATAGCGTTGAGACTGATGTGGATAAAGAAAGACTTAAGACATTGCTAAAGACATTATACGTTGAAGCACAACATTACGAACAAGCATGATTAGATTTACAAAGATCAGATGGAAAAACTTCCTTTCAACGGGCGGCCAATTTACAGAGATTGATTTTGAGAGTTCACCGTCAACTTTAATTGTTGGTGAAAATGGTGCGGGTAAAAGTACAATACTAGATGCTATTTGTTTTGTGTTATTTAATAAACCGTTTAGGAATATTAATAAACCGCAATTAATGAATACAATTAATGGTAAGAATCTTCTTGTTGAAGTTGAATTTAGTATCGGCAAAAAAGACTATAAAGTAGTTCGAGGAATGAAACCCGGTATATTTGAAATATACTGTGACGGTGACATTCTTAATCAAGATGCTGCTGCAAAAGACTATCAAAAGTATCTTGAAGAAGCAATTTTAAAATTAAACTATAAATCATTTACACAGATTGTTATTCTTGGATCTGCTTCATTTACTCCCTTTATGCAATTGTCTTTAGGTAATAGACGTGAAATTATTGAAGACATTTTAGATATCCAAGTATTTTCAGTAATGAATTCTGTATTAAAGGATAAGTCTTCGGAACTAAAATCTAAAATAACTGACATTGAAACTGTTATTGAAATTGGTAAAAACAAGGTTAAGTTACAACAACAATACATTGCAACGCTTGAAAGTGATAAACAAAAGAAAGTAGAAGATGTACAAAAGCGCATACTTGAATCGAATGCTGAGATATCACAACTTAATGCAGGAATGTTGGGAGAGCAAGAAAAAGAAGCGGGTTGTAAATCCTCTATATCTGACGCCGATGAGAAGCGTAACAAGCGTACGGAGATGGGAGCTTTGCTTAGAAAGCTTTCCGAAAGAATTACTGCTCAAGAAACAAGCATACAATTTTACCACGACAATGATGTTTGTCCAACGTGTAGCCAGAATCTTGACGAACATCTCAAAGGATCCGCAATCGAACTTCATACACATAAACGTGAAGAAGTGCAATCTGCGATTGAATCCCTTACCTCGCAACTTGAAGGTATTGAAATTAGACTTAATGAGATTGATGCGATCGAAAAGAAAATCTCTGAATATAAGAGCAACATCATTACCTACAGCTCAAAAATCATTGCGGCGCAAAATTATATTCAAAAGTTACAGGCGGACCTGGCAGGTAACACTAATGACACGGCAAATATTGTCGATGAAACGATTAAGCTTAAAGCGCTCGCTAAGGAAGTTGTCACTCATGCAGGCGAGAAGAGTAAGTTATCGGAGGATAAACATTATTTAGATATTGCCGCAGTATTGTTAAAAGACACAGGTATTAAAACAAAGATCATTAGACAATACTTGCCTGTTATAAATAAATTAGTAAACAAGTATTTAACAGCAATGGACTTCTTTGTTCACTTTGAACTAGATGAATCATTTAATGAAGTAATTAAATCGAGACACAGAGATGAATTTAGTTATGCTTCATTTAGTGAAGGTGAGAAGCAAAGAATAGATTTAGCTTTATTGTTTACATGGCGTACTATTGCTAAAATGAAAAACAGTGCAAGTACAAACTTGTTATTGTTAGATGAAGTGTTTGATTCTTCATTAGATGCAAATGGTACAGACTATGTTATGAATTTGTTAAATACTATAGGTGACGATACAAATGTGTTTGTTATTTCGCATAAAGGCGATCAATTGATAGACAAATTTAAGTCGGTTATTAAATTTCAAAAGTATCAAAATTTTAGTAGACTAGTATGATTATATTAAGAAAAGACAAACTGAATCTTGTTGAACCCTCAGATCCAGCAATGACTAAAGCGCCTGCACCGTATGACTTTGAGACAGAAGGTGAAAGCGCCCCGGGTGTTGCTAATGTTTTATTTGAAAGAATGAAACAATTAGGGGGCGTTGGTCTAAGCGCAAACCAAGTGGGTTTAGATATGCGATTATTTGTAATGGGTCTGGGTGAAACTAAAATTGCAGTATTTAATCCCATCATAATTACATATAGTAAAACAGAAGAATTGTTCAATGAGGGATGTTTATCTTATCCCGGTATTATGCTGGCTATTAATAGACCAACTAAAATCACAGCTACATATCAAGATGAAACTGGTAAATTTGTTGAGCAAGAATTTAATGGATTGACTGCAAGAATTTTTCAACATGAATATGATCATATGAATGGCACTGATTTTACAAAGAAAGCATCTAAATTTAAATTAGATTTTGCTAAAAAGAAATTTGAAAATAAGCGTAAAAAGATTATTAAAAAATACGCAGTAAAAACAATGGTGGAGGCATTAAATGACAGTAAAGATACCGACTGAATATAATGATTTATTTGATTTTGGATTTACGGCAGTAGAATCAGAAGAATCTATTGTAGAAAAACCGGTAGTTAATACTGCTCCAATGGTGGATGGATTATCTGCGGTTGAAAATAAAGTCTCTATTATATTAAATAAAATCGATTATCTAGAAGAGATAATCAAAGCAAGCGCAGGAGTTAATAATAATTTTGATATTGATGCATATAAAGCATTAGTAGAAAAGGATGTTAATGATAAACTCAAAAAGGTTGAAGCATTAATAATGCCATTATTTGCTAATTTATTAAAAAATCCAGATAAAGATTTTATTAAATGGCCTAATAGAAAACCGATAATCGAAGCGCAAATATCCAAATTATTAGCCATAACAAGACCACCAGAAGACTAAAAAGTGCTTGACCTTTGTGCCTAACGATGTTATAATATAGCATCAGCAAGGAAATTTATGGCACTAGCAAACTCAAAATCAGTACTCGCAAAGTTACTCGCACAAGAGAACATCTCTGTCGAGCATCGCAAAACACAAACCGCATACTTTGATCCCAAGAATCGTGTTCTTGTTCTTCCAATATGGAAAGACATGAGCACCGATCTGTATGACTTACTTGTAGGTCACGAAGTAGGTCATGCTTGGGAAACACCCGCCGAAGGCTGGCACAATGCCCTTAATGGTCAAAAGCGAGGTTTCAAATCTTATCTTAACGTAGTCGAAGATGCACGTATTGAGCGTTGCATCAAGTCTCGCTATCCTGGTCTGCGTTCATGTTTTTATAAAGCATACAAAGATTTAGCAGACAAAGATTTCTTTGGTATTGCAGAACGAGAAATCTCAACACTTAATTTAATTGATCGTATCAATCTTCATTTTAAAATTGGTCCGTTTCTTGCGGTTCCGTTTAGCATTGAAGAACAATTCTATGTTAAGCAAATTGAAAATCTTTCATCATGGGATGATGTAGTTCGTGTTGCTACAGAATTATATAATCGTCGTAAACAAGAATTGGAAGAAGAATATGAAGACAATCATGGCCGCTCGGCCCTCGGTGAAATTCAAGATTATGAGGATGGTGATGGTGATGAGTATGATATTGATTCTGAGTATGACTACGCCAAAGATACAATGGCAGACGATGATGCCGGAGGCGTAGGTGCAGGCGGCAAACCCGACTTTGATCCTAAATCGTTAACAGATGAAGAATTCCGCAAGCGTGAATCTGAATTAGTATCCGATGAAATCAAACCATATCGTTATGCTACATTGCCAGTAATTAAAACTGAAAATTTTATTATTCCACATAAGAAACTTTACTCTAAAACAGATTGGTCAATTATTGACGATGATTATAGTCAAACTGACCCATATTATGCAGATTATAATGTTCCTGCCGGTGATGCATTATATGCAGAATATAAACAAACAAACTCTAAATTTATTCAATACCTTATAAAAGAATTTGAATTGAAGCGCAATGCTGCTCAATTTGCTAGAGCACACGTTGCTAAAACAGGCGAGCTTGATATTGATAAAGTATTTGGTTATAAATTTAAAACAGATTTATTCAAGCGTGTTACTGTTATCCCTGGTGGCAAGAATCATGGCATGGTAATGTTTATTGATTGGTCAGGTTCAATGACTGATATTATTAAGCAAACAATTGAACAGACTTTGATACTTGCGGATTTCTGTAAGAAAGTAAATATCCCATTCCGAGTATTTGCTTTTTCAGACTCAAGCCAAAACGATAAAGAATTGGATTCTACTATTAGAAAAACTAAATATTCTCAACGTATTGGTGATTTATCTTTAGAAAATAATAGCACATTTATGCTTGAACTATTATCTAATACTATGACAAGTTCTCAATATCATTATGCTCAGAAACGATTATTGCAGATTGGTCATGTATTTGGTCGTGCTCATCGTAGACATTATGTTCCTCATGGTTGGAATTTAAGCGGAACTCCTTTAAATGAGGCACTAGTATTTGCTAATTATTATATTCCAGAATTTAAAGAAATGCATCGATTAGATATTGTCAATACAATTGTATTAACTGACGGTGAGGCAAATGAGACCGAAGAAATTATTGCAACAGATGGTCGTCGTAGACATATGAATTCAGTATATGGAATTGGTTGGAAAGGTAAAGCAAATACTGTTATTACAGATAAACAAACCGGTAAAACCGGTTTTGCTAAACCCGGTCAACCGGTAACAGCAGCTCTTTTAGATTTATTGAAAAATAGAACTGGAACTAATTTAATTGGTTATTATATTCTAAATAGTCTTTCTAAATATCGAATTAATGGTTTTATTATGGGGCAAGGATTAATCAATGAAGATACTCAAAATATTATCCATAAAATAAAGAAAGAAAAGTTTTATGCGATTAACTCTTATGTTTATGATAAATATTTTCTGGTTAAATCAGATGATTTAAATATTAATGATGAAGAATTAAAAGTAAAATCAGATTCTTCTAAAAAGGATATTCTAAAATCATTCATGCAAAGCCAAAGATCAAAGATCGTGAACCGTGTACTTTTGAACAAGTTTATTGCAGAAATTGCTTGACATCAAACGAAAACGGTGTTATAATTAATTGTTGAACAAACATTTTAGGACTATATTATGAATTCTACTGACATCCAAAAGAAACAGCTTGTATCTGATTTGATTCAAGCATTCGGCAAAACAGCATCACGCAAAGATGTAATTGCATTCGTTAAGCAAAAAGACTTGAAGATGCCTAATTGGCTAATCAACGGTGCGGTATATCGAGCAGCTCGTGGTCTAATTAATCTTGACGCATTTGGCAGTGATAAAGTGAACAACATCCCAGCAATCCCACAACCTCAGATTCAAGATGTTCCTGCATTACAAGCTCAGGTTGTACAACTCCGACAAAAACGTATGGTATCAGAAGTAGAAGATTTGGTTCCCGTTAAAGACACAAATTATGTACCATTTGGTTTTTACAAAGACTTAGAATCAATTATTAAATCTAAAGTATTTTATCCTGTATTCGTTACTGGTCTTACTGGTAACGGCAAAACTACAATGGTAGAACAGGTTTGTTCTAAATTGAAACGTGAGTGTGTTCGTGTTAACGTATCAATCGAGACTGATGAGGATGACCTTGTAGGTGGTTCTACATTGATTGACGGTAACGTAACATTTCGTGAAGGTCCTGTTATTCTAGCTATGCGACGTGGTGCTGTTTTGTTGATTGACGAAATTGATCGTGGTTCAAATAAGTTGATGTGTATTCAGGGTATTCTTGAAGGCAAGCCATACTTCAATAAAAAGAATGGCGATGTAATTCATCCTGCTCCTGGTTTCACAGTAATTGCTACAGCAAACACTAAAGGTCAAGGTTCAGATAGCGGCAAGTATATTGCAGCACAAATTCTTGACGAAGCATTCTTAGAGCGTTTCCCAATTACAGTTGAACAAGAATATCCTTCAGCTAAAGTTGAACGCGCAATTATTATGAACAATATGGAACAGCATAGTTGTGTGGATGAAGAGTTTGCAGACAAGCTTGTAACATGGGCTGAGGTTATTCGTAAGACATATCTTGAAGATGCCGTTGATGAATTGATTTCTACTCGACGCCTTGTTCATATTGTGAAGGCATTCTCAATGTTCAAAGACCGTCAAAAGGCAATTGAACTTTGTATTAATCGTTTCGATTCAGATACAAAGAATGCGTTCTTAGACTTATACAAGAAAATGGAATCGCCTGTAGAAGAACCAGTTGCACCGATTCAAGAACAGATTGTAGATGACGAGATTCCATTCTAATACATTATTAATTTAACCGAAGGGCGCATTTACTGTGCCCTTTACCTACGTAAGCATATAAATAAAAAGTATATTATAAATTCATTATAGGGATTGAAAATGAAAACAGCACTAATTACTGGCATCACAGGCCAGGACGGGTCTTATCTAGCAGAACTGTTACTTGAAAAAGGTTACATGGTTCATGGCATTATTAGACGTAGCTCGTCAATCAATACAGGTCGCATCGACCACATCTATAGCCACCCCAATTTAAAATTACATTATGGTGACGTAACAGATTCTTTGTCTATTATGAACATACTTAAGAAGTATGAACCAGATGAAATCTATAATTTAGCAGCACAAAGCCATGTTAAAGTTTCTTTTGAAACACCTGAATATACTGCGCAGGTTGATGCACTAGGTACTTTAAAAATTCTTGAATCAGTTAGATTGTTGAACTTAGAGAAGAAAACTAAAATCTATCAAGCATCTACTTCAGAGCTTTATGGTTTAGTACAAGAAATCCCACAAAAAGAAACAACTCCTTTTTATCCGCGCTCACCCTATGGCGTAGCTAAACTATATGGATTTTGGATTGTTAAAAACTATCGTGAATCTTACGATATGTTTGCTTGTTCTGGTATTTTGTTTAATCACGAATCTCCTCGTCGTGGACATAATTTTGTAACAAAGAAAATTGTAAACGGAATTGAGGCGGTAAGCGCGGGTCGTCAAGAGTGTTTGTATTTGGGTAATCTAAATGCGAAACGAGATTGGGGACATGCTAAAGACTATGTGAATGCAATGTGGTTAATGCTACAACAAGATACACCCGACGATTTTGTTATTGCTACAGGCGAACAATATTCAGTAAAAGAATTTGTTGAAAGATGCGCACCATTCTTTGGATTAAAGATTCGATGGGAAGGTGAAGGTCTCAACGAAGTAGGTATCAATACTATGAATAATAAAGTTATTGTTCGTGTAGATGAAAAATACTTCCGCCCTGCAGAAGTTGAGACTTTATTGGGAGATTCTACAAAAGCTAGAAGTGTGCTAGGTTGGACTCCTGAGTATTCTTTTGATGATCTCGTACATGATATGTGCATGAACTTTAATTGAGAATAAAATGGAAAATAATAGTAAAATATTTGTTGCCGGGCATAATGGACTTGTAGGTGCAGCAATTGTACGCAAATTAAAAGCTGAAGGTTATACTAATTTAATTCTTCGTTCAAAAGCTGAATTAGATTTGAGAGATCAGCGTGCAGTTAAAAACTTCTTCAGTACAGAAATGCCTGAATATGTTTTCTTAGCTGCTGCTAAGGTAGGTGGAATTAATTGGAACTGGACTAATCCTGGAGAGTTTATCTGCGATAACTTACAGATTCAGACCAATGTTATTGATTCTGCTTATCGTAATAAATGTAAGAAACTTTTATTTTTAGGGTCAGCTTGCATTTATCCTAAGGTTGTTCCTCAACCTATTAAAGAGGAGTATTTGTTAACAGCTCCCCTTGAACCTACGAATGAGGGATATGCTTTAGCAAAAATTACTGGTCTACGTATGTGTGAATACTATAGACGTCAGTATGGGTTCAATGCTATTAGTTTAATGCCTGCTAATTTATACGGTCCAAATGATAATTTTATTCCAGAACACGGTCACGTTATTCCGGGTATTATCACTAAATTGTATAATGCGATTCAAGCAGGTGATAAAAGTATTGAATGTTGGGGAGATGGAACTCCGACTCGCGAATTTTTATATGTAGATGATTTAGCTGATGCTTGTTTTTGGACAATGCAAAATTATGATAAGGCTGAATTTATTAATGTAGGTAGCGATGAGGAATTTACTATTAAAGACCTTGCAGAAAAATTAAAAGTTGCAATGGGCTTCACCGGTAATATTGTTTGGAATACAGATAAACCAAACGGTACACCTAGACGCAAAATGGATAATAGTAAATTAAAAACACTTGGGTGGTCTGCAAAAATATCCTTCGATGAAGGGTTAAAACGGACTATTGATTGGTACAAACAACAAAAAGGTATGATATGAGATGGCCTTTAATGGGTGAGACAATCACCTTTACTGATAGATTAAAGATGGCGCATTTTGCGCTAACAGCTAAAAAATTCACATTCGGTGAAAAAGTAAAACAATTTGAATCTGAATGGAGCGATTGGCTTGGAGCTAAACATTCATTGTATGTTTCCAGCGGAAGTACTGCGAACTTCTTGTTGGTCGCCGCCGTGAAGGATTTATATAAATTAAAAGCTGGAGATAAAGTATTACTACCTGCTTGCACATGGATGACTAATGTTGCACCTATTATGCAACTTGGGCTTGAACCAGTATTTTGTGATGTTAATTTGGATAATTTTAGTTTCGATTTAGAAGAAGCTAGATTGATTGCATTGAAGCATGATATTAAAATGGTATTCATTACTCATTTATTGGGCTTCTCCGCAAATAATGAAGGTCTAAAGAGAATCTTCCCGAGAGCCATTATACTAGATGACATTTGTGAGTCGCATGGTTGTAAAACTCCTTATGGTGAAAAACGTGGGTCAAATAGTTTAGGTGCAACATTCAGCTTCTATTTTGGACACCATATGTCTACGGTAGAAGGTGGAATGATTTCTACAAACAATACTAAGCTTTACGACTTGATGAAAGTTAAACGAAGCCATGGTATGGCAAGAGAATCTATTAACTTTGATGATTATGCAAAGAAATATCCAGATGTAGATAAACAATTTTTGTTTGTTACTGATGGTTACAATTTTAGAAATCATGAGATTTGTGCTGTACTTGGTATCTCGCAATTGAAGCGTTTGGATAAAATGGTTGAGATTCGAAATAGAAATCACAAACTATTTACAGAAATCATTGACAAATATCCTAATCTGTTTTATAATATTAAAAATCCCAAAACAATTAGTAGCTTCTGTTTTCCCTTTATTTGTAAGTCCAGAGATATCATGGTTGCGATGAAGGATACATTTGCTAAACATAGGATTGAATATAGACCAGTTGTAGCTGGCAATTTATTGGCACAGCCGTTCCTTAAAGGTTATAGTATTGAGACCTCTAAGAAAAGAACAAATGCTGATATTATTCAAACGCAAGGTGTTTATATCGGTAACAATCATTTTGTTACTGAAGCAGACATGAAATTTTTAGATAAAGTAGTTGGAGAAATTAATGAAAACTTTGGGTGAAAGTATTGAAGACATTATTCATAGAACAGTTGTTGATGTTTTAGATAATACTAAAGACTTTGGTCTACCAGATTCTAATTATATCGCAACAGATAATCTGGGCGAAGTAATTGAGAAATTAGCAATCATCCATATTAGAATGTGGATGTTGGAAGATGCTATTCAAGCAGCTACTTCAGATGCGGAAATTGCAGAATTAAAACGTAAGTGCGATATTTGTTTTAAGGTTAAACGACCAAAATATGTTCAAGCGATTAATGCATTGGTAGATGATGCGATTGCTAATGAAAAATCCTTAAGAGAAGATTCTGTTAAATTATACAAAGGTATTAATGATGAGTAAAATTGTTTTCTTCAATCACTTCCATAAAGGTGATCTACATACGCATAAAGAATTTATTCGTCATATTCAATCACAACTGCCAGAATTTACATTCGAATATCTGCATAAAAATGCAGAAAAGTTAACTGCAGAATTAGGTATTCCTTTAATGGGGTCACCTGATGATTTAGATAATAAGACTCCATTCTATCAGGATGAAGATACCTTGTTTGTTAATACTTGGGTTGGATGTAACTGGGATGTGTTCTGTAAGTATGGCGGTATTAATATGAATACGCTATATGAAGAATGGGAAGGCATTGTAGATACAATTAATGAGACATTTAATACTTCAGTTAAATTGCATAAAGATAAAGAGGAATATCTACCTCGTATCAGCTACAATGCTTTAAATATTGCAGGCGTAGATCAATATGTTAATTCAACAATAGGTATTCGAAAAGTATTAATCTGCAATAATGTACCTCAATCTAATCAGTCATTCTCTTCAGATATGAGGGAACACATTTTGCCATTTGCTGAAATGTACCCCGATACACATTTTATTTGCACTAATAAGTTTGATAATGAAGGTGCAACAAATATTTTATTCACCGGCGATATTATCGGTTCTGTTACTGATGGAGATCTACAGGAGATTTCTTATCTAAGTACATACTGCGATGTTATTGTAGGCAAGAATTCTGGCCCGTATGTGTTCTGTGAAACGTATGATAATTATATGGATGAGACAAAAACATTTGTGTCATTTAATAGTAAGCACCCAGATTATGAGGATGTTCATGAGACAATGTCAAAAGACTTAAATATTAAATGTACTTATAACGCAGTTCCTGTTTTTAGTAATTCATTAACTGAAAAAGATCACGAAAATATTATGGCTGCTCTTAATGAGGCTTTTGCATGAGACCGCTAAGAATAGCATTTACAGATACACACGAACATCTCGCAACATTCTTTATAGCTATTCTTCAATCTAGATATGATGTTGAGATTGTAGATATATCAGCTTCGCCTGATTTTTTATTGTTCGGGGATGATAACTTTGGAAATAATAATCTAAAAGTATCAAGAGAAAACTGTACTAAGATATTCTACACAGGTGAAAATCGTCGCCCTGAGAATTTTGATTGTGATTATGCTATTAGCTTCGATCATAATTTTGAACCCTGGCATTATAGATTACCATTGTATGTAGTGTATATGTGGGCATTGGAAAATATCCATAATACAAAGTATGATTATAATTACATTTTTAGCCCTGAAATTAAAGAGAAAACTTCATTCTGTTCTTTTGTAGTATCAAATCCGAAGTGCGAAGAACGTAACGAATTCTTTAAACAGTTACACGCAGAAAAACACGTTGATAGCGGCGGAAAGTTATTTAATAACATTGAAGCCAATTTAACCGGTGAAGAAGCAAAAATAGATTTTTTATCAACTAGAAAATTTAATATTTGTTTTGAGCATACCTCTCAACCGGGGTATGTTACAGAGAAAATTCTTCACGCATTTTATGCAGGAACTGTTCCGATTTATTGGGGAAGTGAAACAATAAGTTCTGATTTTAATCCTGATGCATTTGTTAATGTGCATGATTTTGATAGTTATTACGATGTAATTAAACATCTTGCATATCTAGATAGTAACAAACAAGCATATGATGCAATGTTAAATGCGCCTAAATTTAGAAACGGAATTCCTCCTTCATACGTAATGCTCGACAATTTTTTAAATTGGTTTGATGCTGTTGTTTATAATAAAATTCTTAAACGATGAAAATACAAACATTTATTTTCAACTGGCGCGGCCAGTATGAAAAAACAAAAGAAAAGCAAAAGCAACTGAGTGCCATTGGGGTTGTGCCTGTCGTTATTAATAGTGACGACAATCACCGTGAGGACAATCCTAATTGGCACAACATTGGCGAGGAGAGTTATTTCACTGCACAATTTTTAAAAGCATTGGAATTGTTTGACGGCGACGCAATGTTCCATATTCAAGCAGATGCTTCATATAGCAATTGGGCTGAAATTTATGCTGGCGCTGAAGAATGTTTCGATACTTATAATTGGGGAATATATGCTCCTAATGTAGACTATACCTGGTATAGTTCTGAAAGAACCGATCTCACATCGTTTGATTTAGATGAACCTTATTTTAAAATGGTTGCTAATCCAGACTGCACTTGTTGGTTCATTCATAAAGATATTATAAATGAGGCAAAGAATAGGGGTGTAGATTTTGCACCATACCAAATGGGATGGAGTTTTGATATTGTTTATACTGCTTTAGGATATATTAATAAAAGACCAGTTATCCGAGATTACCGATATACTATTGACCATCCGCCCGGAACCAATTATAATAAGGCTCAAGCTGAAAAAGAGATGTATACGTTATATGCATCTTTGCCTACAGATATTCAGCAAGCATTCAGAAGTATTAAACAAGATAAAGAACAATTAGGAAAATATTACGCATGACACATAACTTCTTTCAATTAAATGAACTAATAGGTGATTTGCTTAAAGCAAATGAACCGTTTTCGTTGTTGCGAATTGACAATACAATGGGATACGTATTAGATTCTTTGCAGAAAAATACTACTCCTGTTAGAGAATTTTTCAATGAGAATGCTTTAATTGAGGGTGGCATATATCCTAATAATATGGATTATGCATATGATGTTGTTATACCAAAAACATTAGAAGCAATGACCTATTGCGATATTCTTGGGTTTGTTGACCTATCAGGTGAAATACAACGTAATACAGAATTTATTAATTTATTTGGTGAGAAGCCTAAGTTCTATGGGCATGATAGTATATTAGTTCTTGATCCATGTGCATTGTTAAATGTGGATGGTATTCATGAATTAGAGAATCCTTGGCCTACATATTTGAGGGGTAAAAAGGTATTAGTTGTTTCTACCCATGCGGAAACAATTAAACATCAATGGAAAAACATAGATAGCATCTGGGGCTGGAATAAACACCGGGTTGTTCCTTTTGAATTGGTGGATGTTATTAAATCCCCATACCATCCTATTATGGATCCTAATCAATATCCTGGATGTAATACGTGGGAAGATACTGTTGAATATATAAAAGCAAAGATTGATACATATGACTACGATGTATTAATTGCAGGATCATCAACGTCTTCTCCTATGTATGCAGAACATGCTAAACAACAAGGCAAAATAGGAATACAAACTGGCGGCGTGCATCAGTTGTTCTTTGGTATTCTAGGATATCGTTGGTCACCTGAAGCAAACAACGGTTATAGACCTTGGGCAAAATTATACAATGAGCATTGGATGTATCCTATGCAAATAGATGAACCCATGAACAGAGACAAATATAACTCTTTAGAAACTAACTACGCATACTGGAAAAAATGAATAAACAAGATATTATTAAAAGTGTTGCTGAATTTATTCAAGAGAAAAACAGCAAAAAGACTTGGGTTGCAGGCAAAGACTTCGTTAACTATGCAGGCCCATATTTTGATGAACACGAAATTACGGCGGCAGTCTCTACATTGTTAGATAGCTGGCTTGTAATGGGTGATCAATCAATAAAATTTGAGAAACAATTTCCTAAGCAATTTCAAAAGAACTTTGGAATTCTTACTAATTCAGGATCAAGCTCTAATCTATTAATGATGTCTACGCTTACATCTAAGCGGGGATATAACTTGCCTAAAGGTACAAAGGTATTGATGCCTATTGCAGGCTTTCCCACAACATTAAATCCTACATTGCAAGTAGGGTTTGAGCCTGTATTTTTAGATATCGAATTAGACACACTTAATTTAGATTTAACTAGAGCAGAAGAATTAATTAAGAAACATGATATTAAAGTTATTACATTTGCTCACGTGTTAGGCAATCCCCCTAATATGCGTTGGGTAATGGAATTAGTTAATCGGTATGATTTGATTTTATTAGAAGATTGTTGCGATGCGTTAGGTTCCACATATGGTGGTCAACCACTAGGATCATTTGGTGAAATGGCATCTTGCTCATTCTATCCTGCGCATCATATGACAATGGGCGAAGGCGGGTTTGTAGCATGTAAGTCGTATGAGACAGAAGTTATCCTTCGTTCATTTAGAGAATGGGGACGCGGTTGTTATTGCGTAGGACCCGAAGCTAATAAATTAAAATGTGGTTCCTGCGGCAAGAGATTTCAAGAATGGATTCCTGAAATGCCAGGAGAAATTTTTGACCATAAATATGTATATGATGAAATTGGTTATAACCTTAAACCCATCGAATTGCAAGGCGCAATGGGTATGGTACAATTAGAAAAATTGGAGACTATTCATGCCCTACGTCGTCGTAATTATAGTTTGCTTTTTGATATCTACAGCAAGTACGAGGAGTACTTCCATTTACCTAGAGCACAAGAATACTCAGACCCAAGCTGGTTCGCGTTCCCCTTAACAATTCGTGCAGGGTCTCCGTTTAAGAGAAGCGACATTGTAGACTATCTCGAGGATAAATTAATTCAGACAAGACCTTATTTTGCTGGCAATATTATGTTACAGCCTGCATATTCACATTTGATGAATCCCGCAGATGCACGAGATAATTTCCCTGTTGCTACAATGACAATGACTAATACTTATTTCCATGGTACAAGTCCTGTTATTACTCCTGAGCAAATTAAATATATCGGCGAAATAGTAGATAGTTTTATGAGTCTGTTTAGATAGTAAATATATGGGAAATAAATTCATGCGCCATTTCGGTGCTTAATTTTTAATTAAAGGAAAATAAAATGAACTTAAAAGAACGACAAATGCTAGATATACTCAAAAAGGGTAAAAATGAATTTGGTTATGTTGCAGTTAAAGCTGAATTTGAAGCAGAAGGTACTAGAGTAGATGAGCTATTACGTTTAATAGAATTGGCTCGTCGAGCAAATCTTAAAATTGCACTTAAGGTTGGCGGTTGTGAGGCTATGACGGATCTAATGATAGCTAAGCAAATCGGGGTTGATTATGTAATTGGGCCTATGATTGAGACTCCATATGCTTTATGGAAATTTATTGATGCAAAAAATAAAGTCTTTAACAAGGAAGAACAGGAAAGCACAGAATTCTTATATAACTTAGAAACACACACCGGTTATATCAATCGTGAAGGTATGAGCAAGCAGGCCACGGTCGAGGGGGGTGTTAACGGGGTAGTGTTTGGTCGCGTAGATTTTAGCATGAGCCGCCGAGAAGAAGGCTGGGACCGTGATGATATTAATCTGCCTAAGGTCACTGAATGTGTTTTAGACGTAGCACAGATTGCCAAGGATGCAGGTCAAGCTATTGTTGTGGGTGGCGGCATAAGTTCAGATAGTATTGATGTGCTGAAACAAATTCGGCAAATACATCTAACACGCTTTGAGACCCGTAAGATTGTGTTTGATGGATCTGCTACCGAAGTCACTGATCTTGCACAGGGATTAGTAAACGGTATTCACTTTGAACTTCTGTGGTTGCAAAACAAACGCGATTACTATGGCTCAATCTTTACTGAGGATGACAAGCGTATCAAGATGTTAGATGACCGTTGGAAAATTTTGGCCGCACAATGAAAGTTCTTGTAACTGGCGCTACTCGGGGAATAGGTAAAAGTATTGCAAGTTTATTCCACCTCCAGGGACATAAAGTTATTGGTACGGGTACACCGGGTACTGCTAAACCCGATTATTTAGATTATTATTTTGAGGCAAATTTTACTAAAAAGGATCAAGTAGAGTCGTTAGCAAGTATAATTAACGATTTGCAAATTGATGCGTTAGTTAATAATGCAGGTATTAATCGTATTAAACCTTTTCTTGAAATTACGCCCGACGATTGGAACGATCAACATATGGTTAATGTATATGCGCCATATAGATTCTGCCAAGCAGCATTACCTCATATGATTGAAAATGGGGGACATATTGTAAATATTGCTAGCGTATGGAGTAAAATAAGTAAATCGGGAAGAGCGGCATATAGTGCAAATAAATTTGCATTAGAGGGCATGACCAAATCCTTAGCTGCAGAATTTAGTTCTCATAATATACGTATTAACTGCGTTAGTCCAGGTTTTATAGATACTGATCTTACGAGAAAAAATTTGGGAGAGGCAGGCATTAAAAAAATACTAGAGAGAGTTCCTATTAATAGGTTAGGACATACTGCTGATATTTCGGAATATGTATATTGGCTGTGTACTCAAAATAGTTATATCACTGGGCAAAATATTGTAATTGACGGGGGATTTACCTGTGCTTGATTTTGAAGTAAAAAGTAAATTTGGTAATTATAACGTAGAATTTTGTAGTATAAATACTATCAATATTGCTAAAATTGGCACTCACTTTATTATTGACAAAACTGTAGTAGACTATTATAATATAAACTTTAATAATGCTATTATTATTAATGCAAACGAATCCGAAAAAAGCTATCAGGCGGCGGATAGTATTATAGATAATTTGGTTAAAATGAATATGCGAAGAGATAGTCATTTGATTGCAATAGGTGGGGGTATTACCCAGGATATAACTTGTTGGATTGCCTCAACTTTTATGAGAGGGATACCCTGGAGTTTTGTCCCAACTACTTTACTTGCGCAAACGGATAGTTGTATTGGTAGTAAAAGTTCAATTAATTTTAATCAATATAAAAATCTGTTAGGTACATTTAATCCTCCAAGAAATGTTTACATTGATAATAAGTTTCGTAATACATTGGAAAATCGAGATATAAAAAGCGGATTGTCGGAATTAATTAAACTTATGATAATTAATAATTGCGATAAAAAAGAAATTTTTAAAGTAGCATCCTCTAGACCAGTTACAGATGAGCATATAGCTAAAGCATTACTCATCAAAAAATATTTTATTGAGACAGATGAATTTGATAAAGGTATTCGTAATTTATTAAATTACGGACATTGTTTTGGGCATGCAATAGAAAGTGCTAGTAACTATGATATACCGCACGGCATAGCTGTTGCAATGGGAATGGATTTAGCAAATGCATTAACTAATAAAGAGTGGTATGATAAATACCATAACATCTTATATATTCTATATGCAGAATTTTTAGATATTTTAAATAATATAGAATTAGATAAAGTATTTGAAGCTATGAATAAAGACAAAAAGAATATTGGTGGTAAATTAAGTATTATTGCCCCAACTAATTTTGGTTTAGAAAAACAACAATTTATAAATGATTTTAAGTTTAGAACGAAATGCATTGATATATTTAAAATGCTAAAGGATTAAAAATGCGAGTATGTGATTATATTGCTAAAAAGTTAAATGATATAGGTGTAACTAAAGTATATGGGTTAGTTGGCGGAAGTACTGCCGGTCTAAATGATGGATTTATCAGCAATCCACATATTGACTACATTGCATTTCACCACGAACAAGGTGCAGGCCATGCTGCAGTAGGATCTGCGAGAACTAATAAGCAACTTAGTGTTTGTAATGTTACTGCAGGCTGCGGTGTAACTAATGCAATGACTAGTTTGTTAAATGCTTATGAGGAAAGTGCTCCTGTATTATTCTTAAGTGGAAATACCGGCATGTCTAATCAGGCAAAGTACATTAATAAGGAAAAAGGAATACATCTTCGTAAATATGGTATTCAAGATCTCGATGCTATTAAAACGGTTGAGGGAATTTGTAAATATTCTATAGCTATAGAAAATGCTAAAGATATACCATATGAATTAACCAAAGCCATACATATTGCACAAGACGGGCGCCCAGGACCAGTGTGGATTGATGTTCCGGGAAATATACAGACTGCGCAAATTCCAGAAGGTTGCGAAGAATACGTTGAGGATAAAATAGACCACGCATACAAACACATCGATGGCGCGCTGGATGCTTTACAAGTTTTATTTAAATCTGAACGCCCTGTTATTGTGGCAGGCAATGGAATTGCCCTGGGCAATGCTAGAGAATTGTTTAGAAATATTGTTGACAAATATAATATTCCTTTTGTTACGACATTTCTTTCTAGGGATTTAATTGAATATGAACATGATCAGAATTTAGGAATGATGGGCATCAAAGGTGCACGCTCTGCAAATTTTGCATTACAAAATGCAGACTGTTTGCTTATTTTAGGTTGTTCAATGAACGTAACACATATAGGGTATGATTCAAAAACCTTTAGTCCGTATAGTACAAAAATTATGGTTGATATTGATCCTAGTGAACTTAAAAAAGATATCTTTAAAGTTGATAACGCAATTAACTGTAACGTATACGATTTTCTATATACAATGCAACTTAACCCGAGCGATTATAAATTAAACACTTGGACCAATAAATGTTTGTATTGGAAAAATAAATGGCCACTATATCAACCAGAAGTTCATCGTCCAGATATAGGGGGATTAAATCTATATGAAATTGTAGAAAGTATTAATCGTAACATGGAACCGAAGGATTGTTTTGTTGTAGACGCAGGGCAACCATGTTATATACTTTCTACTAACGGTAAGTATAAAAAAGACTGCCGTTATATGGCTCAATCTGCCCAGGGTGATATGGGGTATGCTTTGCCCGCGAGTGTCGGGGTTCACTTTGCGGATCCTAGTCTAAATATTGTTTTAGTTATTGGAGAAGGTAGTTTTTATACTAATATGCAGGAACTTGCTGTAATCAGACAACATAATATTCCTATTAAGATTTTTGTTATTAATAACGATGGTTATATGAGTATTAAACAAACACAAAATAAAATGTTCGGCGGACGTCAATGGGGAGTTAGTAATTCAACCGGCGTATATTTTGCAGATATTTCTAAGATTGCAGATGCATTTGAAATTCCTTATTTTAAAATAACTAATAATCAAAGTTTAGACACATACATGTCGAGTGTTATGCGCGGAAATAATCCTGTTATTGTTGAGTTTATGAGTCAGCACGAACTAGACGTACAGCCAGCACAGGCAATGAAACCAAATGGGAAACAGGGTGGTCTACATGAAATGAGTCCTTTCTTAAGTCAGGAAGAGCTTGACGCAGAGATGATTGTTAAGATATGAGAATAGCCGTTTTAGGTGCAAAGGGTTTTGTTGGGCGAAACCTTGCGAGACATTTAATAAGCAATCACCATGTGACTCCTGTAACCAGGGACATATTAGATATGCTTAATCCTAATGCGGTTACAATGTTTTTAAAAGAAGGACACTTTGATGTAGTTATCAATTGTGCGGCAATTATGACTAATGACGAGTTATTAAATGATGCTAGAAATAACCTAAGTATCTTTATGAACTTCTATAATAATAGAGAATTATTTGGTAAATTTATTAATACTGCGTCGGGCGCGGAGTTTGATAGGTCCACAAATATTGATTGTGCAATAGAATCGGATATTTTTAATCATATGCCTAAAGACAGTTACGGTTGGGGGCAAAATATAAAAGCAAGATTGTCTGCAAAAACTGATAATTTTTATAATATTCGTATCTTTAATTGTTTTGGATATGGCGAATTAGAAACAAGATTGTTTTCACGATTTCTAAAACAAAGATATCTAGAAATTAGTAACGATAGATATTTTGATTATTTTAGTATAAATGATTTATGTAAAGTAGTTGATTATTATATAAAGCAAACATTGCCAATCAGTGATGTTAATGCTGTTTATGAAAATAAAATTAAAATTAGTGAGGCATTAGAACTGTTTTGCAAAGTTTGTAACATAGAACCAACCTTCAAAGTTATCAGTACTAGTTTTAATAACTACACTGGGAGTAGTTCGAGGTTAAAAACTTTGGGAATTGAACTGGATGGTTTAGAAAAAGGGTTTGAGGATTATATATGAAAATACTTTATGTTACAGGGTGTTTAGGGTTTATAGGTTATCATGTAACTAAAAAATTCTTAGATAAAGGCCACTATGTTTATGGTATAGATAGTAAAACGTATGCTAGTAATAAAGACTTCCTTTATAAATTACTAGAATATAAAAATTTTACATTTGGCGGGTGCGATATAAACGATATCGACCGCTTGGTTGACTGTGACTACTTTATTAATACTGCCGCAGAGACACATGTGGACAATAGTATTGTCAGCTCAGATGTTTTTCTGCGTAGCAACATCAACGGAGTTCATAAGATATTAGAACTCATCAAACAAAAACCAAAATCAAGAAGACCGACATTACTACACTTCAGTACCGATGAAGTGTATGGCGATATTGTAGATGGTTTCCATACTGAAACAGATTTACTAAAACCAAGCAATCCCTATTCGGCAACAAAAGCAGCAGCTGATATGTTGGTAAGTGCCTGGGCAAGAACATATGACGTTCCCTATGTTATTGTTAGACCAACTAATAATTATGGTATAGGTCAATATGTTGAGAAGTTCATTCCTAAAGCAATAAAGAATTTGTCTTTAGGTCGACCTATTATAATGCACGATAATGGGTCCCCGAAGAGAACTTGGTTGCACGTGTCCGATACAGCAAACGCAGTATTGACAATTATTGAATCAGGTGTTGTAAACGAGACCTATAATATTTCAGGCAACTATGAAGAACAAAATATTGTTGTTGCTAAGCATTTAATAGATTTGTTCTCCAATTATACTGTTACAACCTATCTGAAATATATGGATTTTTCAGAGAAACGTATAGGTCAAGATGTTAGATATGCTATAGATGATTCGAAACTAAAAGCATTAGGATGGAAACCTGAAGCAGACTTTGGTAAAGAATTAATTGAGATTGTTAAGTATTATAAAGAAAATTTCATATGGTAAAGAAGATTATATCGTTAAGCGTTTGGGGCAATGATTCTAGATATATTACAGGCGCAAATCGACAATATGCTTTGGCAAAACAGTTCTATCCTGATTGGGAATTTAGAATTTACACAGATGACAAAAACAAATTCGCCAATTTAACAGATGCCAATATTATAGAAGTGACCGATGGTTCATATGGTATGTACTGGCGATTCCGAGCAATGTTTGAAGATGAAAACAATATTGTAATTGTTCGAGATTCTGATAGTAGAATAACTGTCAGGGAACAACGGGCAGTTGAAGAATGGATACAGTCTGATAAAAAATTCCACACATTCAAAGACCACGAAGCACATTTTGAGTTTCCTATTATAGGATGTGCATTTGGATACAAAGGTAAATTCGGAAGACCTATATTAAATTTGATGAATTCTTATACAGAAAAATTAAATTATTATGTAGGTGATCAAGTATTTTTAAGAGATGTTATTTGGCCGTTGGTAAAAGATGATACCATCATACATTGTATGAATGAAGGTTGGTTTAAGGAAACAAGAACACAGTTAATTAATCCATATGATTTTTGTGGAAATGGCTATGACGAAAATGATATGCCTATGTATCCGCCAACACTTGCAGAATGTGAGGGATTTAATCCGAGTAACTCCCCTAAAGAATTTAAATTTAATAATGGTGATCTAAAATGAAGAGCTTTTTTATTATACCTGTTTTTAACAAAGAACACTTAATTGCTGAAGTATACAAAGGTATAGATTTATCTGTAAGTGAAGAAAATGCTCATAAGAAAATATTCATTATTGATGGATGCACTGATAAAAGTGAATCAATACTTAAAGAATTTAATGATCCTAATAGTATATTTTTATATGCAGATAATGTCCATGAGATTAGATCATTAAACATTGGTCTTAATTATATTAAAGACAACTGCAATCCAGACCCAGAAGATTTAATCTTTACAGTACAAGACGATGTTATCCTGCAGGAAGATGATATTGATGTTAGATTTAAAGATTTGTTTGAAGAATACTATGATCTTGGATATGTTAGTATGCGCCTTGGTAGTAGTATAAGTAAATCTGGTTCAGGTATACATGAGTATAACTTAATTGAATCTGAATTTGGTCATTGGACACAACTAAATTTAAATCATTTCACACCGGTAAAACATAATGAAATTATGGTAACCGAAATTGCTGTTAGAAGCCCAACCTGTATGCAATGGAAACGATATGAAGAAGTAGGATTTTACGATGACAATCTCGCACCGTGCGGATATGATTGTCATGATATTAGTATTCGTTTAAATAAACTTGGATATAGAAATTGTGTTTATGCGTTAAAATATCATAGTGATCCTGCTTGGGGAACTATGCGAGAAAAACCTGATAATGAATATAACATAAAAACAGGTGATAACTATGAACGTAATAGACAATACTTAATTAAAAAACATAATGCTTATTTTGGAGGAACTGATGCATAAACCAATAGATGATTATACAGTCGAAGAGATTGAATCAATAAAAGATCGGAATCAATTATATGAAATATTTAAAAATGCATATGATTCTCTGCCCGATATAGTAAAAGAACATCGTAAATACTTTGGTGACGGCGGCCGAGGATTTGGTGAAGATGCATTCCACACAATGTGGTATTATATTTTTAAACATTATCGCCCTGAGAATATTTTAGAAATTGGAATTTATAGAGGACAAACTTTATCGTTATTCCAATTACTAAGCCAACACTTTAATATCGATAGTAATGTTGTTGGAATTTCTCCATTAACTTCTGCAGGCGATTCTAAATCTAATTATGCAGATATAGATTATGAGAAAGATATATTAGAAAATTTTGACCATTTTAAGTTAAAACATCCTAGATTGGTTCGTGCTTATTCAACACACGGCAATGCAAGATATGAGATTAAGTCTTCAACCTGGGATTTAATTTATATAGATGGCAATCATGATTATGAGAATGTGTTAATTGACTACTTTAATTGCGTAGATGCGTTAACACAAACAGGCATTATTGTTTTAGATGATTCTAGTTTGTATCAAGAGTTCTCATCTCCGGGTGCGTTTATGGGACACGAAGGCCCGTCAAAAGTTGTTAGAGATTATATTCAACCCGAATTAGATAATTTCTTGCCCGTGGGACATAATAATTGTTTTAGGATTCCAAATGAGTAAAGTTACTATTATTACAGCAACAACCGGATCTGATTATTTAAATGAAAATATTAGGTCAGTTCAATTACAGACACATAAAGATGTTCAACATTTAATTGTTGTTGATGGTGAAGAACATTTTGAGAAGGTTGCTGCTATATTGGCAGAACATGATTTCCCAAATATAGATTTAGTTGTTTTGCCATATGCTACAGGTAAAGAACAGTATAACGGTCACCGAATATATGGCGGGTTTACCCATATAGCAAAAGGTGATTACATTGGTTACCTTGATGAGGATAATTGGCTAGAGCCAGAACATGTGGAAATATTGCTCGATACTGTAAAAGATAATCAATGGGCAGCAACCTTGCGTAAAATCGTAAATAGCGAAGGTAAGTTCATTTGTAATGATGATTGTGAAAGTCTGTGTAATTGGGAATCAGTTATCCGAGATTATTTTGTAGATGTTAATTGTTTCTTTTTCTCTAAACCGCTTGCACTTCAATTAAGTCCTATTTGGTATAGACGTGCAAGACATCCAGACGATCAACCTGAAGTGGATAGAGCATTGACATATACGCTAAAAGATAATAAAATAGCATGTGAGGTTACAGGAAAGTACACAGTAAATTATAGAGCAGGCAACAGAGCCGATTCGGTTCAAGGCCAGTTCTTTTTACAAGGTAATGAAATTATGAAACAAAAATACAATGGAGTTTTCCCATGGCGAAAGTAGACTACAAATTTAATGAAGGCGAACTTATTAAAGAGTTCCAAAAATATATTGATGCAACTTATGGACAACATTATGCAATGTCCAAGTTTCAAGCAACTGAATTTATAATTGACAATGGACACGGTGTAGGATTTACCGCAGGCAATGTCATGAAATATGTTCAAAGATACGGAAAAAAGTCAGGAAGGAATAGACAAGACCTGCTAAAGGTGTTACACTATGCATTAATGCTTTTATATGTACATGACATTGAAGTTGAAAGTAAAAAAGAAACATATCGTGAACCGCTGGAATCTTTTATTCCAGAAAATGAGTAATCTTAAAAAGGAAATATTATGCAAATTAGTAATGAAACAATCCAACTCTTGAAGAACTTTGCTGCAGTTAACAGCAATATTCTAATTCGTAAAGGCAAGACTTTGTCTACAATCAGCACAGCAAAGAACATCTTTGCTAAAGCAACAGTAGCAGAAGACTTTCCCGTTGAGGTTGCGGTGTATGATTTAAATTCATTGTTAGCATTGTTGACATTGATGGAGAATCAAGATGTTGAGTTTGGCGAGAAGTCATTGACTATCTCTAAAAACAATGGTAAGTTTGAGTACTTCTATTCTAACGCAAACGTAATTGTTGCGGCTCCTGATAAGTCTATTGAGATTGATAATCACTTTCAATTCCAATTGTCAGCAGAAGATGTTAACATGATTATGAAGGCAGCTAATATTACAGCAGCCCCTACAATTTCAGTAACATCAAAAGACGGTACAGTTGTATTGACTATCGGTGATAAGAAAAACGATACAGCAAATACTTATAAGAAAACAATTGGTGCAAGTGACGAGTCATTTGAATGCCATATGTCTGTAGACAATTTTAAAATTGTCCCTGACGCCTACACAGTAACAGTATCTAAAAAGAAATTGTTCCACTTCCAGCATGCTACAAAGGCATTGGAATATTTTATCGCAATGGAACCCGATTCGGTAGTTTAAAAAGAGACACAATATATGTTTATACAATTCAGACACGATGTCCATTCTCAAAATGGTGAGGATGGTATTATAGGTAATATTCTGACTCGATTGCCAACTTCTACATTAACTAAATGGGCGGTAGAATTTGGAACATTGGATGGCAAGATATATAGCAATACTCTTAATCTAGTAAAACAGGGCTGGCATTCTGTTATGATTGAGGGCGATCCTGCGCAGACTGAAGCATTGCACAACACTGCTAAAGAATTTCCTACTATCATTCCAATTATTGCATTTGTTGCAAGAACTGCTGAAGAAGAAAATTCTTTATTTAATTTACTTAAAACTACAGATGTCCCAGAAGATTTTGATGTGCTTTCTATAGATATAGACACATATGATTCTGATGTATGGGAATCTTTTGTGGGGTATAATCCTAAGATTGTAGTTATTGAAATTAATAGCGGTACCCCAGTAGGGGTACATCATCGACACGTTGAAGGTGTTATCCCTGGAGGAACATCATTTAGCGAAATGTTAAATGTTGGAACTAATAAGGGATATACTTTAGTATGTCATACTGGCAATTGTATTTTTGTCAGAAATGATCTTGTTAGTTATTTGGGAATGCCTCAACATTTATTGGATAATCCCAATTTATTGTTTAAGAGGCCTTAATGAGTCAAACAACTAGACGATCATTTGCTAAAAGTCTGGGAGTTCTGGGCCTTGTAGGCGCAGGCATTGCAGGATATAAAGAAGCCAAAGAGCGACTTATGCTCGCACCCGATGAATTAGCATCTAAAGAAGTTGTTGCCGTGTTAGAAGATCAAATTGCAACTCTCGCACTTAACGCAACATACGGTGAAAAGTTGCCACCCTCATACGCCACCTACGGTCAATTTTATGTTACGGGCATTAGCCCTAAGTATAAACCGGGGACTGAAAAACAAGTGCAAGCTAGAATGCAGGTTGGACCTGACGGAAAGCTATACGTTAAAGAGAATGACATTTGGCGTAAAATTTAATATTATGGAGTTATTATGGATATTCGTGAACAAGAGTTTTTGTGGGTTGAGAAGTATCGCCCACGCACATTAGCCGATTGTATTCTTCCTGCAGATCAAAAGAAGATCTTTCAGGAAATGCTCTCTAAAGGAGAGATTCAAAATATGCTATTGTGCGGTGGCGCAGGCATGGGCAAGACCACAATTGCCCGAGCATTATGTGAAGAATTACAAACAGACTATATCATCATTAACGGTTCAGAAGAATCTGGTATTGATGTTCTTCGTACAAAGATTAAACAGTTTGCTTCTACTGTATCATTCAGCGGTAAGCCAAAAGTTGTTATTCTAGACGAAGCTGATTATTTGAATCCAAACTCTACACAACCGGCACTACGTGCTTTTATGGAAGAGTTCTCATCGAATTGCAGATTCATTTTTACTTGTAACTTTAAGAATCGTATCATCCCTCCACTTCATTCTAGAACTGCAGTGGTTGAATTTAAGTTGCCTAAGTCTGAGAAGCCAAGAATCGCAGCTGCATTCTTTAAGCGTGTACTTGAGATTCTTAAGCATGAGGGTGTTCAAGCAGATGATAAAGTCATTGCGAAAGTAATTGAAAAGCATTTCCCCGATTATCGTCGTATTCTAAATGAATTACAGCGTTATAGTTCTTCGGGCAATATTGATGAAGGTATCCTTGTCAATATGGGTGAGATCAATATGCAAGAGTTGACTGCTGCTCTTAAAGATAAAGACTGGAAGAAGATGCGCACATGGGTTGTTAATAATATTGACAATGACCCGCAGACGTTATTTAGAAAATTCTATGATACATTGAGTGATAATGTAGTACAGGTTCCTCAGCTTGTTTTATTACTTGCAGACTATCAATATAAATCAGCATTTTGTGCAGACCAAGAAATTAATCTTGTTGCGTGTTTAACAGAAATTATGGCAGCGGTAGAGTTTAAATGATTGAATTATTAAAACCTACATTTGATTGGATTAAAGATGACTATACTAGCAATCGCTTTCGTTTTATCATTGAGTTTATTGCTTGGGGCATTTCTATTGGCTGTTCGATTACCATGGCTCTCACAGTCCCCAATCCGCCTTTACTTACTCTTTATCCTATTTGGATCATCGGCTGCGGTCTCTATGCTTGGGCTGCTTGGACTAGGAAATCTTTTGGGATGCTGGCTAACTACATGCTATTGGTAACGATTGATTCAGTTGGACTAATTAGGATGCTAGCATGAGTTTATTTGGAACCCCTGTAGAAAAACCAGCAGAAGTTCCATATAAGGCTCCTGCGATTTCACCCTTCGACTTCATTAATGCTATACATTATAGCAAAGATAACCTCATCGTAGATGATTGGTCGGAGAAACAGTATAACCCGTTTATCATTAATAAAGGACTATCTTACGGACACGACACAGTAATCCCTGCGAATGAGATGAATTCCCGCCCGCATCTTGAGAAAAAGATGCAGTTTTCGTTTCTTATAAATACAATTAGGCCCCGTAAAAGATTCAACAAATGGATCAAAGCGGACAAACTTGAATCGATCGAAGTAATTAAAGAATACTATGGATATAGCACAGAAAAAGCCCGCCAAGTACTCCCTCTTCTCGACGACTCAAAATTAGATTATTTAAGAACAAAACTAATAAAAGGTGGTCGTAATGGCTGAAGATATTTTTCACATTGATTATCCCGGGTACACTCCGCTAGAAGTAACCTTGGTACAACCTGACGATTTTTTGAAGGTCAGGGAAACTCTTACACGTATCGGTGTAGCATCTAGAAAAGATAAAGTACTATATCAATCTTGTCATATCCTACATAAACAAGGTAGATATTTCATTGTACACTTTAAAGAATTATTTGCGTTAGATGGCAAATCTGCAGATCTAACAGAAAACGATTTACAAAGACGTAACACAATTGCTAAACTGCTAATAGATTGGGGTTTAGTACAAATTATAAATCCGGAGAAATTTACTGATTTGGCGCCATTATCGCAGATCAAAGTAATCGCATTCAAAGATAAAAACGAATGGTCTCTGCAAACAAAATATAATATTGGTAAGAAAAAACAAACTACAGATCAATAATCTGTATAAATAATTATATCCCCGGGATGGGAAACGCAGCAATCGGTGTGGGCTGTATAAACCAGAAGCCGAACTAATTTAAGTCCCACTACCTTGGGAACGTCTAAAGCTGGTACAACGTATGGTACCCCTGTAGTCAGTAAGCAGGATCACGCTATGCCTTCGGGGTAGCAAAATTATAAACTCGCTTAATAGGAGAACTATATGTTTTACTCAAACATGGCTATCGATTCAATTCAAAACGCCAAAATCAACTTCCTTAAACAAACAGTTAAGGATTCTACTCTTCAAAAACCCCTAGTCGATTTTGTTGAAGCACAACGTGTTTTTACAAAACAGATTTTCAAATCTGCGTCTGATGTAATGAATATTGCTTCAGAAACAGTTGCAAATACAATTAGCGGTATTACAAGTAAAAAAGGAGAGTAATATGACATTTGTTAAAGATGTTTTTGGTCGTGATCTATTCAAAGACTTTGATAAACTATATGTTGGCTTTGACGATCAATTTAATAAGATGGCAAAAATTCATGATGATCTAACAAAGAGCATTCCAAACTACCCACCTTATAATATTAAGAAAACTGGCGATACCACTTATGTTATCGAAGTAGCGGTTGCTGGATTTGCAAGACAAGATATTGAAATTGAACTTGATAATGGCAAAATGATTATTAAGGGTAACGTACATAATACAGAAGCAGAAGAAAACTTCTTATTTAAAGGTATTGCTAATAGAGCATTCACTCGTACGTTTGCACTTGAAGATCAAATTGAAGTTAAAGATGCTGAGATGTTTAACGGCATGCTTAAAGTATTTCTGGAAAGAATTATTCCAGAACATAAGAAGCCTAAGAAAATTGAAGTTAAAGATTCTGAAGTAAGCGTAAAGCCTGCAAAGAAATCTAAGCCTCAATTTCTTACAGAAGATCCAGTAGACGGAAGAGATCTTTAAATGAATAATGATTTAAAAGCATTTGGGGGAGTTCATGTTCCCTCAATAAAAGACTTTTGGAAATGGGTTGAAAAAGCATTCACTCCATCATATCAAAAAGAAATTGATATGTATTTGAAAGATTCTGTAGATCATAAAGATTTGCAGTATAGAATAGATGTATTAATGCGGAGAGGTCTATTATGAAATTCATTAAAGCCTTTATCACATTAGTTCATGAAGTTCGACGACGATTAGCCACACGTAGGGTTAAATATCCTAATACGGGCTCTTAAAAATACTGGGGATTAAAAATCCCCAGTTGTCCATTATACATATAAAGTATAGCAATTAAATGCTAATTATAATATAATGTGACATAGCTTATAAATTTGCGGAGATAATATGACTATTAAAATTTTAAAATTGAGAACAGGTGAAGAACTTGTTGCTGATATCACAGTTAAAGGTGATTCATTTACGGTAGTTAAACCGTTCATGCTACAAATGGCTAGAGATCCTCGTGGCCAAGGTAATGAAATGCAATTAGCGTTGTTCCCATATGCTCCTTATACTAAAGATCATACTATCCATGTTGGAAAACATAATGTTATTTGGTTTGAGGAATTGCCAGAATCAATGATTAAAGATTACAATACTGCATTGGTAAATCTTTCAGTTCGAGCAAAACAATCTGAAGACGATTCTATTACAGACGTATGAAAAAACAATTGAACGGACCGGTAATTTATATTGACCCTAAAACAGGTCAACCGGTTTGTGATTCTGAAAAATGTAAAAAGAAGTTTACTACTAGTAAATATTCTATTAAGGAAACAAATTACAAATGGTCTGGCGGACCCGTTGTACATAAATTCTTTTATTCATTATGTGAAGAATGTGGAAGAAGCAACTCTACTAGTAAAGACAAAGGTCTAACTGGGCAGAGTTTTAGACGTGGTACTATGAACGCAGGTGTTGATCCTGAGATTAAGGAAACAGAATTATGAGCGCTAAAAAAGTTACAAATTTTAAAAAACGGACTTGCCAAGGTGGTAAAGCTAAAACATCGTCAATGAATAAAACACAGAAGCGATCATATAAGGCTTATCGAGGGCAAGGTAAATAAGGAAAGAAATGGCTACGAAAATTACAATTAAAGATAAATCAGTAAACACAACATATCAAAATGTTTCTGGTCTTACTGGAGGTTCCGGTGCAGATGCAGTTTTTGATGTTACTAAAACTGATGGTGTTTACACGGCGGTTCTAGATGCATTGGCAGCTAGTGCGGGCCGCGGTTATGTCGCAGGTGATACAATTACAGTATTGGGAACGGCATTGGGA